ACGTGATGATTTGCTTGCATTTATTATGTTAATGAATCCAAGCTTTAGTGTAGGCCCACATCATAGATTACTCTGTGATGAATTGATGAAATTAGAAAAAAATGAAATAGATCGTCTTATGGTATTTATTTCACCACGTTCTTCTAAATCTTTAATTACTTCTACATACTTTCCTGCATGGGCTTTAGGGCGTAACCCATATTGGCAAGAGATTGCTGTATCACATAGTGATGATTTAGCAACTAGATTTGGTAGATCAATTAGAGATATAATTAATTCTCCTGCTTATCAAACTATATTCCCTAAAATAAATATTCGTAAAGATAATCGCTCGGCAAATAGTTGGGCACTAGAACATAACAAGAATCAAGCTGGCTCATTTCTCGCAGCAGGTTCTGGATCAGGTATCGCTGGTTTTGGTGCTCACTTAGCAATCATTGATGACCCTATATCTGAGCAAGATGCTTATTCAAAGACTCGAAGAGAACATTTGAATAACTGGTACGCTTCAGGATTACGTACAAGGCTTATGCCTGGTGGTAAAATTGTACTAGTTATGACTAGATGGCATGAAAATGACTTAGCAGGTCATCTTTTAAGCGCCGAAGATAGTGGAGTTATGGCAGATAAGTGGTCTGTTGTCAGGATTCCTGCCCTAAATACTACAGAATCTACTGCTAAATTAAAGAAAGCTAGGGAAGATCTAATAAAACAGGGGTATTTAACTGAAGAATACCCAAAATTAGAGCTAGGACAGTCTTTTTGGCCTGCATCTGATCGAGTTGAAGGGTTTTGTTGGACTACTGAAGAGCTTATTCGTACTAAAAACAACACACCTGCATTTAAATTTGATGCATTGTACAATCAAGCTCCTACAAGTGAAGAAGGGGGTATCATTAAAGAGAAATGGTGGCAAGATTGGAACAATACTACCCCACCAGAGTGCGAATATATTATACAATCGTGGGATACTGCGTTTTCTACACGTACTACCGCAGATTATTCTGCAGTAACTACATGGGGTATCTTTAATTCAGGTTTAGATATGCCTAATTTAGTACTATTAGGAGCTGAAAGAGGACGATGGGACTTTCCTACCTTAAGAGAAAAGGTAGTTGAAAAATTTAATGATCATAATCCAGATACTATTCTAATCGAGAAGAAAGCATCAGGTCAATCTTTAATACAAGACTTGCGTATGACTGGTATTCCTATAGTTGACTACCAACCTGATCGAGATAAAGTGGCTAGAGCATATGCTATCACTTCATTATTTCATAACGGCAGAATCTATGCCCCCTTTAAGAAAGAATGGGCACGAGAAGTTATGGAAGAAGCTCGTACTTTTCCCGCAGGGGCACATGATGACTATATAGATACTCTAACTCAAGCTTTATTATGGGTTCGTAATGGTGGATACATTACTCATGGGGATGATACTTGGCTTGACAAAGCCACAGAAAGTATTTATAATAGAGAAAAAAGATCGTACTATTAATAGGAGACAATAAGGAAAGATATGGCTATTGAAAAAGTTATTACTCCAGATTTGGAGACACCTTCAATCACAATACCAACTGATGAAGATATAAAATTAGATGAAGCAGGTAATGCAGAAATAACACTACAAGACGATCAAGTATTAGCTGAAGCAGAAGCTATGGGTTTAATGGATGAACCTATGCAAATGTCATCAGATCATGATGCTAATTTAGTTGAGTTGATGGAAGAACAAGATATTTCTGAAGTTGCAAATGACTTGTATGCAGGCTATCAAATTGATAAAGAATCCAGAGGAGACTATGATGATATTGCAGAAGATGGTGTAAATTTATTAGGATTATCTTATGATGAAGGTAATCAACCTTTTCCTGGAGCATGTGGTTCAACACATCCTATCCTTGCACAATCAGTTGTAAAATTTCAAGCTAAAGCATTTAAAGAATTATTTCCAACCGAAGGGCCTGTACGTACTCGTATTATGGGAGTACAAACAGAACAAAAATTAGCACAAGCTAATCGTGTTAGAGATTTTATGAATTGGCAAACTCAAACTCAAATGCCAGAGTATGGGCCTGAATTAGATCGTTTGTTATTTCATGTAGCATTATATGGTTCTTCATTTAAAAAAACATATTGGGATGCACCTTTAAATAGACCTCGTACTGAATATATTAAAGCTCAAGATTTTTATATAGATTATTATGCTTCTAACTTAGAAACAGCAGAACGCTATACACATCGTTATACTTTATCACAAAATCAAATTAGAAAATTACAACTTGCAGGATTATTTGCAGAAGTTGATTATATTGAAGACACTAATGTTTCCGACTCAGCTGCACAAGATGCAGAAAATGAAGTTGTTGGTTTAAGTAAACCATCTAACACAGATCGAGTAGAAATTTTAGAAATGCATGTTGATGCAGATATCCCAGGATTTGAAGATCCTGATGGAGTTAAACTTCCTTATATTGTTTACATGACAGCGGATCAAAAAGTTTTATCTATTAGAAGAAACTGGGATATAGACGATCCATTTAAAAAGAAAAAATTATATTTTACACATTACACTATGATACCTGGTTTAGGTTTTTATGGTTATGGTTATTTACATTTGATAGGTGGTCTAACAAAGACTGCCACTTCTTCAATGCGCCAGCTTATAGATGCTGGAACATTTGCTAACTTACCAGGTGGCTTTAAAGCACACGGATTACGTGTCTTAGCACCCGATGAGCCTATTGCTCCTGGTGAATGGCGTGAAGTAAATAGTCCAGCTGGTGATCTTGGAAAGTCTTTACAGCCTTTACCGTTTAAAGAACCATCAAGTACATTAATGAATCTAATGCAATATGTAACTAATGCCGCACGAGAATTTGCTGATGCTACAGATAATGTAGTTGAATCAGGAAGTAACTACGGGCCAGTTGGTACAACTATGGCACTACTAGAACAATCTAGTAAACTATTTGCAGCAGTTCATAAAAGAATGCACGAATCACAAACAAAAGATTTAAGAATATTAGCAAGATTAGACCAAGAATATTTACCATCTGTTTATCCTTATCAAGTATCAGGCGGCGCTCAACAAGTATTTAGTCAAGATTTTAATTTAAAAAATATTGATGTTATTCCTGTATCAGATCCTAATATGCCTACTGAAGCACATAGGATTGCTAAGATAAATGCAATAATGTCTATTGCACAACAAAATCCTCAACAATATAATATGGCATTAATTAGTCAAGAGTTATTCCAAGCAATGGGAGTTGAAGATCCTAAAAGATATTTAGCTCAATCACGTCCACCATTTACTGGTGATCCGATTACTGAAAATATGGCAGCTATGAAAGGGGCACCTTTAAAAGCTAGCATTGAACAAAATCATGATGCTCATATAATTGTACATGGAACCATGTTACAAAATCCTGCATATGCAGAAAATAGACAAATGCAACAAATTTTAATGGCACATATACAAGAACATTTATCTATGAAGTATAGACAAGAAATGGCACAAATGGTTGGTGATCCACAATTGCAACAAATAATTATGTCCAATCCACCACAGCCTCAACCAGGACAACCTAAACCACCAAACCCACCACAGCTTCCACCTGAATTAGAAAATAGAATTGCTATGGCTGCTGCTAATGCTTCAGATAAAGTATTACAACTTGATGAAGAGAAAGCTAAAATTATGGCTGGTGAAAAGAAAGATCCTCAAATTGAATTGCAAGAAAAAGATTTAGCATTACGTGCACAAAAAATGATGAATGATATAAAAATACATCAAGATAAAATGGCACTACAAGAAGCTCAAACTATTATCAAAGATGAAAATGCTGATGAAGATAGAAAAATAAGAGAAGCACAAGTAGTAGTTAATGCTATAAATGATGATAAAGAAATGGAATTAGAAAAATATGATAGATATCTTGAAACTGCTAAAACTATTTCTGATCATACAAATAAAGAAGAAGATAGGAAACAAGAACTAGTAGAGAAAGCTATGGATGTAGCTGCTAAAACTGGAGCTAGTATGGTTAAAGTTACTGGAGATATTTAAAAGTAATGAAATTATCGGAAGCCACAAATATCAGTATGCCTGCCAAGAACCTTTTGGCAATTCTCGCAGCCGTTGCCATAGGAACTATGAGCTACTTCGGCGTAATTGAAAGACTTAACAAAATCGAAACAAATCAACAGCTAATGGCACAAGACATGGAAGCTGCTAATGATTTTATTGAGGGTGTCCCCAAAGGCACCATGGTCAGTCCACAAGTAAACGAGCTCTACATGCTCGTGGAATGGCTGTCAAAAACACAAGAAGAACTTCGTACACATGTTAACGCAGAGATTCCTGAAATTTCAAAATTAAATATGCAAATACAATTCATTGAAGAACGTATGATAGATGTTGAAATGCTACTTGATAAAATTAGAGCGAATGGGTTATCACACTAATGATTGAAACACTATTCGCAGTACTACTTATAACTAACGGTTCGATAATTGAGACAGTGCCAACTGAGGGAATGGCTGATTGTCTTAAAACCAAACGTGTAGCTATGCAAAACATTGGCCCCGATCAAGAGGGAATATTCATGCAGTGTGTGCAAGTGGAGGCTGAGGTTGAGATAGACATGGGGAGAAAGAGAATCATTAAGATCTTAACGGAGAATCCTACTGGAAATTAATGATAAAAACATTAAAAGATAATCCAGTAGCTAAAGCATTGAGAAGGCCTAAATATAAATCTCAAGTTATTAATAATAAAAAAAAATATTTAGAAGATACAAAAAAAATAATTGATCAAAAATTAAAAGATTATTAAATGAACGAAAAAATTATTAGTATGTTAATTGGAATTTTAATTATGTTAGGTGGTTGGAGTCTTGCAAAAACTTTTACACTATCTACAACACAAGCTGTCTTAGATGATAAGGTTGATAAATTAGAAAGACATGTTGAAAAACTTCAAACTCAAATGGATAATATGATAAATATGGATGAAGAAATTATGGAACAACATGAAAATTTATTTAGACAATTAGAAAATAATCAATCATCTTCAGGATATAACTATGGTTATAACTAGAGCACAAACAGAACAAACAGTAAAACAAGGAATAAAAAAAATGCCTTTTAAATCTGAGAAGCAAAGAAAATATTTACATGCCAATGAACCCAAACTTGCTAAAGAATGGGAGAAAAAATATGGCAAGAAAAAGAAGAAAAAAAAGAAGAAGAAAATAAGCAGTAGTTTAAAAAGAAATAAATAAAATTACATGGCCTATTTAAACCATAATATCCCACCATTTGGTGCCCAAATAAGAAATGAATACATGTATAATCATGAAAAGGGGCACGGAGAATTTACAGAGTGTGAAGTTCATTCTATAACTAGTATGCGAAGAAGAGCTGTTTTATTTGAAGCTATTCTAGATAATGGAGTTAACTGGACTAGAAGACCTATAACTGCGTTTTGTTGGAAAGAAGACGCACCCGTTAGACCAATTCATGAACACATGTATTGGGATTGTTTTTCACATTACCCAGATGTACAAGTTCGAGAACGATTAAAATTTATGAGAGCTGATTTATTAACAGTTGAAAGAGAATTATTAAGAGGAACATATATGTTTACTATCGACTGGGGACATGAAAATGCTGCAATGTTAGATACCGATTATTCAGAAGATCCAGAACATAAATGTGCTCATATGTTTAAAATGGATGAAGGAAATTTCTTTGCATATCCTAACAATAGAATAGTCTGGGAAGATGATGCTTTTATTGGAGATCGATTAAAAATAAATCCAGGATATAAAATTGATCAAACTGTTTATACCATAGAAGATAAAAGAGAACATACAGAGACTGATGATTCTTATCTTACTGAATTTATTAAAACAAGTATACAAAACCATTAGCATTAGTTGACAAAGTAATTCAATAACATTATAATACTTAAAAATCTTGGAGAATTACAATGAATTTAGATGATATCAAAAGGTATTTTATTTATATACCTGTAGTAGCAGCATTACTATCTTCTATGTATTATGCTATTACAACTTTTAACCAAATGACAAATGCTATAGAAAGTGCAGCTCGTGAGATTGAGATGATAAGAAAAGATCTCAGCTATTGGGATAACGAGATGACTCGAACCAAAGAAGACTTTACTAGAGAGATGACTAGAATAGCTACCGAACTTGCCGAAGGTACTGCATACATACAAGCTGCTAGAGAAAATGGTTATAAAATCGAAGACACCATTAGGCAAAACACATATGACATTAAGGAACTTACTAGACAATTAAACGGAGGCTGGTAATGAAAGAAATTAAATTTTATTTAATTCTACTAGCTTTGGCTTTAGGCTATATCTGGTCTAGTTCTACAACAGCAAAAGCTGCTAATGAATATTTAAATGATTATCCTACTCATTGTAGTAGGGGAAGTATTGAACCTTATGTAGATTATAGCTTAAGTAATTCTGAAAGCGGAAGCTACTATACAACTAATGATAGCTTAAATACTTTCATATATCCACAAGGAGAAAGAGACGAATACAGAGTGGGTTTAAGATTGAGGTGGGAATTAGGCTCTACTTGTAATGATACATTCAAAAGAACAATGAAAGACAATATGAAACTTAAACAAGAATTAGAACTTCTTAAGTTATGTGGTCGTTATAAAAATTTAGAATTAGGCCCAGAGTTTGCAACCGTTCGAGAGAAATGTAAAGATATTCAACCTAAACCTTCAGATATAGACATCAATACTCCACTTGACAATTCTGAATAATTTCTATATAATTAAGCTATAGCCGCCGAAAGGGGTTAGATTTAATTTTGCTTAAAAGGAGGAAATTATGATTAGATCACTAATAGACTGGGAACCATATAGACCATTTACAGTTGGCTTTGATTCCCTGATGGACAGACTCACAACCATACAAATGGATGCACCGAGTTATCCACCATACAATATCAGAAAGATAGATGATTTTAAATATTCAATTGAAGTAGCATTAGCTGGCTTTGATAAAAAGAGTATTGATATAAGCTATGCTGATAATACACTTAAAATAAAATCCAAAAAACAAGATCAAGAAGAAAAAGATATAATGCATAAAGGTATCTCACAAAGAGCCTTTACAAGATCTTTTTGTCTTGCTGAAGATGTAATTGTTAATGGAGCAGAATTTACTAATGGTATGCTATCTATTGAATTAGAGAAAATAGTACCAGAGGAAAAGAAACCTAAAACAATTAAAATTAAATAATAACAATCGTGCCCCCTCTTACAGGAGAAACACAATGTCAGATGTAAATTCATATAAAGAAAAAATAGATAAAATACTTAATGATGCAATAGAAACTAATAAGGAACAAATTATAGGCGGCGCAGCAGATGATTTTCCTACTTATAAATATTTGGTTGGAGTTGGTCAAACTTTAGCAGATATGAAATCAAGGTTTCATGATGAGTATATTAAATTATTTAAAACAGGAGAAGGAGAATGATCATGCAATATGATGAAAATTTACCAATTCCCGCAGGTTTTAGAATATTATTAAAGCCTAGGGAAATACAAGAAAAAACAACAGGAGGTATTATACTTGCTGATACTACTAAAGAATGGCAGAAACATGCCACAAATATATCTAAAGTAGTATCTATGGGGCCTGAATGTTACGAAGAAAAAGGAAAAAACTGGTGTAAAGTAGGTGACTGGGTGCTTACTGGAAAATATGTTGGTAGTAAATTTAAGTATGATAATGAAGATTATACTATTATCAATGACGATGAAGTTATTGCAATAGTGCAAAAGCCTGAAAAAATATCATTAAAGTAAGAAATACACTTGTATTGTTGTTAAATATACTGTACAATTGTAACAAAGCCATAATGGCTTAACAGCGTTAAACGTGGGTCGCACCCAATGGAGGTCTGATATGATAGACGAAGGAATAAAAGATGAAGTCGAATCTACTGAAGAAATAGAAATAGACTTATCTGAAAATGAAGGAGATACTCCTGAAGAGCAGAAGGATACAACTGCTCCAGTCACGGAAGTAGATTCTACTGAAGAAGAAGAAAAAGAATCAGCGGAACTTGAATCGGAAGAGTCAATTGAAACTGAATCTGAATCAGAAATTGAAGAAGATGATACTGAGGATTCAAAGAAAGTATTCGGCAAGCGTGCTGAAAAACGGATAAAGCGCCTTGTTGCACAAAAGAAGGAACTTGAAGAAAAGTTACGAGCTGCAGAGCAAGATAAAGCTGGTTGGTTATCTCAAGCGCAAGAACTTGATGCTAAAAATAGAAGCAATGAGTTAAGTGCAATCAATAATTATATTGATAAATTAAGTAGCCAAGAAAAACAAGCCCTATCTGCTTTGAAGATTGCTAAAGAAAACGGTAACATTGATGATGAGATAAAAGCACAAGATGAGTTAGCTTCAGTGAAGGCTGAAACATTAGTGGCTCAACAATATAAAGTTACGGCTGAGTCTCAAATAGAAAAACCAAAAGAACAATCTTCAAATAATTCTAAAGAAAAACCTAAGTCCACAAATCCTATAAATCCTTATGCGCCAACACCTGATAGAAAGGCTGTTGAATGGCAAAAGAGAAATAGATGGTTTGGGGGCAATGATACTTCTGATAGAATTATGACTCAAGCAGCATTAGTTATTCATAAAGAGTTAACTGACGATGGTATTATTCCATCTAATGATTCCAATGAATATTATAATGAACTTGATGCTAGAATACGTACAGAATTTCCTGAACGATTTAAGCAGAAGAATGTTAATAAGGTTCCGACAGTCGTAGGGGGATCACGTGCAAACCCTGGTAGTTCCAAGATTAAGCTAAGTAAAACGGAAGTTGAGATGGCTAATAGACTTGGAGTAGACCTAAAAGAATATGCACGCCAAAAACAACGCCAGTTAAAGGCGGGAGGATAATATGACAAAAGCAACTCAAAGCAGTCGAAAAACACGGGCATCGACAACTCGTAAAAAAACTTGGACACCTCCTCAGAAGCTACAAACTCAAGAAGCTCCTGAAGGAATGCATTATAGGTGGGTTAGACATGAATTGTTAAATCAACCTGATGATGCAAATGTTAACAGTAGAATCCGACAAGGATACGAACTTGTTAGACCAGAAGAACTAGGGGACGGAGAAGTTCCTGATATTTTGGATACAGGTAAACACGCAGGTACAGTCCGCTCTGGGGATTTAATATTAATGAAAGTCCCACAAGAAATCGTAGATCAAAGAGCTACCTATTACAAAGAACAAAATCGAGTAATGGGACAAGCTTATTCTAATGAATTCAAACAGGCAGGACAAGGTGACATGCGAAGCGTAGACGAGTCATCAACTACAGTTAGCTCTGGTGGTGCAAGAGAAACTAAATTTGAAGACTAAATAATTAGACATATCTAGTTATCTAGTTTTCTTTTAATAATAAACAATTTAATTTTCTAAAGGAGGAAATTATATGGCTGGATACGGTCTATCACCAATGCATCACGCAGCTGGCGGACAGAATCGAGTAAACAACTACACAGACATGAATGGTTACAGAATTGCTGCAACTGCTCCAAGTGCTTATTTCGAAGGCGACTTGGTTACTTACAGTTCAGGACTTCTTGTAACAGACATTGGCGCTGCATCTCCAGGTGCGGTTGTCGGAGTCTTCTGGGGAGCTGAATACGCGGATAATTCCACAGGTGATGTAAAGTTCGTTCGTAGTATCGCAAATGGTACTGTGGCGAGCGCACAATACAAGGCATATGTTTATGACGATCCGTTTACAATTTTTAAAATTCAATCGGATCAAGCAGGAACAGGCTTAACGGCAGCAAATTCAACTGGAAAGCTAGTACAAATCGTAGCTTCTCCAAGTGGTAATGCTTATACACATAAATCAGGAATGGTAGCTGATGCTTCTACAGTAGCAACTACTAACACTTTCCCACTATCAGTTTATGGTAGTGCAGAAACTGATGGAAGTTATACTGCAACTGGTACTGTTATGGACATACTTGTTAAAATTAACTCACACCAACACCTAAATGGCGCTACTGGCGTTACAGGTATATAATATCTAGGAGGATATAAAAAATGGCAATTACTAGAGGTCAAATCCTTAAAGAATTAGTACCTGGCTTGAATGCAATTTTCGGAACTGAGTATGCTCGTTACGAAAATGAACATGCGGTACTGTTCGATGAGGAATCATCAAATAGAGCCTTTGAAGAAGAAGTTCTTTTCCCAGGATTCGGAGAAGCTTCAACTAAATTTGAAGGCCAAGCAGTAAACTACGGTAATACTGGTGAAGGGTATGTTTCTCGTTATACTAATGAAACTGTCGCTATGGCATTCTCAATTACTGAGGAAGCTATGGAAGACAATTTGTATGACAAGTTATCTACTCGATTAACAAAAGCATTAGCACGTTCAATGGCTTCTGCTAAACAAACTAAAGCTTCAAATGTATATAATAACGCATTTGATACAGACTACACAGGCGGCGATGGTCAACCATTAATCTCAAGCTCGCACCCGCAAGCTTCTGGAACTAATGGATCTAACAGACCATCTTCTTATGCTGACTTGTCAGAAACATCTTTGGAAACTGGTTTGATTGATATCGCTGGTTTAACTGACGATAAAGGTGTTCCAATCGCAGCTCAAGGTCGTACACTACATGTGCCAAGACAATTGGTTTTTGTAGCGGAAAGACTATTAGCATCTCCATATAGACCAGGATCATCAGACAATGATGTGAATGCAGTTAAATCAACTGGAATGCTACCAGGCGGATATTATGTGAATCATAGATTTACAGATGATGATGCTTGGTTCATTAGAACTGACGTTCCTAATGGTACAAAGATGTTCAACAGAGCATCTATTGCTACTAATATGGAAGGCGACTTTGAAACTGGAAACGTAAGATACAAATCTAGAGAAAGATACAGCTTCGGCTGGTCTGACTGGAGAGGCGTATACGGTTCTGAAGGCGTATAATTAATTTAAGTAAGGGGGGCAGAAATGTCCCTCTTGCTTTTATTATATCTTGGACTTAACAAATCTTATTGACTGACCAAGCAGACGTTATAGAGACAATAAGAAAATAACTTGGGACTATATTCCCAGAAGGATTAACGAATGGCAAATTCAACTTTTAACGGCCCAGTCAGATCTGAAGGTGGTTTTGAACAAATCAGCAAAGCGTCTGGAACTGGTACCGTAACAACTAACTTTGATATCGATTCAAGTGGTAACGTATCAGGTACTGGTACTATGAAAATGACTGGTGCTACCAATCTTCTAAAAGCTTATACTTCAATTACTGATGCTACATATACTGTAACAACAGCAATGTCAGGAACAACTTTTGGTTTTAACAGAGCAGCAGGAATCGTAGCAACTTTACCTACACCAGCAGCTGGTCTTACTTATACTTTTCTTGTAGAAACTACTTTCACAGGAGCAGGACAAATTAAAACTGCTACAACTGATGGAACTGATGGTTTCTTAGGAACAGCTTTCTTGTTTGATACAGGACAGATTGGTGAAACTGATAACTTTCATCCAACATCATCTAACGATGTTATCGATTTAGGTGCGGTTGAACAAGGTTGGTTAACTGGTGGTTTCATTAGACTTACAGGAGTGAATACAACAACATGGTTTGTTGAAGCATTCTTGATGGGTGATGGAACACTAGCAACA